CTATTGCCGCACAACAAATGCAAGCGCAAGTTGCCGCACAGCAACAGCAAGCTGACATCGCTCGCAGAACTTTGGATGTGCAAATTGCTAGAAACGCTGAGGAAAAATCTCGTTTAGAGGCAGAGGCCAAGAAAGCCGCCGATGAGATTGATGCAGAGCGCCGTAAGATGGGCGAGGCAGAGGCCGCAAGACTAAAGTCTCTCCGCAGATCAGGCTCTCGCTCATTGTTGTCAGATGCCCGTTTAAATCCTGAGTTGGGATTGGGTGGTGACAACGCAATGCTTGGCGCTGGCGTTTCTTACTAAGGGGCTAATATGGCTCGCAGACTGACATACGCAGAAAAGATGCGGTTAGCACGCCGCACTAGCGACATTACGCGCTTGCAATCTGAGTACCAGCGCTCTGTTCAAGATTACACCGCGGCAGTTGGTGGCAAAGAGTCGATATTTAATCAAGAGATGGCTAAATACAACGAGCTTTATTCAGGGTACGAAAGCCGATTAAACGCATATCAATCACGATTGAGCGATTACCAGAATCGTCTTAAGCAATATCAAGACGCTCCAGTACGAACAATTGATCGGGTTAAGACTGGCGGCGTTATTCCACAAGGCAAGTTTGTCTATATTCAAGACTTGCTTAAGGCCAATCAAATGCCAACCTATCACACCATACCGGCTGGCTATGAATACATCCATACCGGCGCTGAGGGTGGTGGATTTTTATCTGGCAAAGATGTTCCAAATCCAGGCGAATTTACTGAAAGATTTGAGGAGCAAGCTCCAAATGCGCCAACGCTAGATATTTCAGCCGAGAAAGCCAAGTTAGAGGCTGATCGTGCCTACACCGAGCGTGAAGTTGATGAGCGCACCAAATCAAGATTAAGAGCTGTTCAGCGTGCAAGTTCAAGACCAATGTTATCAAGAGGGACAAATATCAATGGATAAGATGAAGAACAAAGTTAAGAAAGTTATGCGCGAATATAAGTCTGGCAAGCTCAAGAGCTCGTCTGGCGACAAAGTAACTAGCAGAGATCAAGCTGTGGCTATTGCCATGAGCGAGGCTGGTTATAAAAAGAAGGGCAAATAATGGAAATCAAAATTGAAATTGGCGGCGAAAGCGAAAAAGAGAACGAGCATGAAATGATGGGCAAGTCTGCCGCTGTAACTGCTTTTCAGCGCAAGGTTGCCAAAATGCTTGCTAAGGCATCTGGTCGCTCCAAGCCCAATGAACTTGATATGCACATGGCCGCTAAATATGAGGCTAAGAGCAAGGGCATGGATGATGAGAGCGAGGATGACTGATGGTTAAATATGAAGGCAATCGCCTAAAGGTTGAGGACATCATCAAGCGAGCTGAAACAGCTCAACGCAAAAAGGATGAGTTTGAATCGCTATACCGCGATGCCTATGAGTTTGCTTTGCCTCAACGCCAGCTCTATGGCTATTGGGAAGGTAACGCCCAGGGCGCCAAAAAGATGGCCAGAGTGTTTGACTCGACTGCTATCAACTCGACTCAGCGTTTTGCCAATCGCTTGCAATCAGGCATTTTCCCGCCTCAGCGTAAGTGGTGCCGCCTTGAGCCAGGTCAAGATATTCCCGTTGATCGCAGAGCTGAGGCCTTGGCTATCTTGGATCAATATAACGAAAAGATGTTTACCGTTATTAAGCAATCCAATTTTGATATTGCCATTGGCGAGTTTCTGTTAGACCTAGCCGTAGGCACTGCGGGTATGTTGGTGTTGCCTGGCGATGATGTCCAGCCGATCAACTTTATTCCTGTGCCCATGTTTTTGATCTCCTACGAGGAGGGTGCAAACGGCCAGGTCGATAAGATTTACCGCAAGATGCGGATGAAGGCCGAGGCCATTAAACAACAATGGAAAGATGCCAAGTTTAGCGAGAGTGTTCAACAGCGCATTGACTCTAAGCCGACCGATGAGGTAGAGCTATTAGAGGCGACTGTTTACGACTCTGAGCGCGGCGATTGGTGCTACCATGTAATTGATAAAGTCTCAAAAGAGGAGATTGTTTATCGCCGCTTTAACAGTTCGCCATGGGTGATCTCGCGTTATTCTAAGATCGCTGGTGAGATATACGGGCGTGGGCCATTGCTCACCGCATTGCCTGACATTAAGACCCTTAATAAAACTCTTGAGCTTGTTCTCAAAAACGCATCATTGGCCATCTCTGGTGTATATACAGCCGCAGATGATGGCGTATTGAATCCCCAGACTGTCAAGTTAGTGCCTGGCGCGATCATTCCAGTTGCGCGCAATGGAGGCCCACAAGGTGAGTCGCTCAGACCGTTGGCTCGTTCTGGGGATTTCAATGTCTCACAGATCGTTATTCAAGACCTACGGGCCAACATCAAGCGCACTTTGCTTGACGAGTCCTTGCCTCCTGACAACATGAGTGCTCGTTCTGCTACAGAGGTAGTCGAGCGCATGAAAGAGTTGGCTCAGAATTTAGGCTCTGCCTTTGGCCGCTTGATTAACGAGACCATGATCCCATTGGTTGCTCGCATCCTGTCAGTTATGGATGAGCGCGGCCTGATTGATTTGCCTCTCCGAGTCAATGGCCTGGAAGTTAAGGTATCTCCAGTTGCTCCGCTGGCTATGGCTCAGAATATGGAGGAGATCAACAATGTGATTCAGTTTATGCAGATCGCACAATCGCTAGGTCAGGAAGGTGCTCTTGCTGTTAAGACTGGTGATTTGATTGACTTCTTGGGCGACAAGCTAGGCGTGCCAAGCTCAGTGCGTAATACGCCAGCCGAGCGTGCTTTCTTGATGGAGCAACAAGCCCAAATGCAACAAAGAGACGCTATGATGTTGGCCATGGCTGGACAGCAACAAGCGGTCGCTGAAAGCCAACAAGCCGCCGCACAATCAGGAATGATGCCTCAATGACTTGCACGCCCTGTGTAGTTGATCCAGGTGTAGCACATTATTTTGGTGATGGTTTATATGCAAAGGAAGCAGTAGTGCCAGCGGGTTATTCCGTTGGCAAGCATATCCACGCCTACTCTCATTTATCCATTCTGGCATTTGGCAAAGCCAAAGTTACTGCTGGCGATGTTGTCACCGAGTATCTTGGCCCCACTTGCATCGAGATCAAAGCTGGCGTGCCGCATCATATTGAGGCCGTCACCGATATTATCTGGTATTGCATCCACGCAACAGACGAAAAAGACATATCAAAAATAGACGAGATTCTAATAAACAAGGAGGTTTAAATGGCTGGCTGGGAGGACATCGAGGCGATGCAACAAGTGTTGTCGCCTCCGCAAGGCAATGAAATGGATAAGCTGTGCCTACGAGTATTTGGCACAGAGGATGGGCAACGGTTACTCAAGTGGATGCGCGAGCAAACGATTGAGCAACCTTGTTGGGGGCCAGGCTCTGATCCGAGCTATGGCTATTTTTTAGAGGGGAGATGTAGTCTCGTAAAGGAGATTGAATCCCGTATTAACAGAGCGAGAAACCTATGAGCGAAACAAATGATGCAGTAGTCGAGCCCAGTGAATCCACTGGCCTACTTGACGGCGTTGAGGCGCAAGAGGGTAGCCCAGAGGGTTCTCAGCAAGACACCAATAAAAGTGAAGTTGAACACCGAGCCGCAGACTCTATACCAGAGGATGAGCCACTAGAAAGGCCTGAGTTTTGGCCAGAAAACTTCTGGGATAAGGATAAGAATGAGCCTGACCTAGAGGGTATTGCAAAGTCATGGAAAGACTTGCGAGCCAAGATCAGCAAGGGCGCTCACAAAGCGCCGCCAGAGGGCAAGTATGACCTATCCTCTTTTGGCGAAAACGCTGACAACCTACCCATGGTGCCTGTATTTAAGGACTGGGCGGCTAAGAATGGCGTATCGCAAGCGGCATTTGACGATCTGGCTGGCACCCTGACGGCCATGCTAAATGAGGCACAAGCCAACACTCCGAGCATTGATCCAGTCGCAGAGCGCAAGGCTTTAGGGCCAAACGCAGACGCACAGATCAACGGCATGGTGAGCTGGGCTAGAGGCCTCGTTAATAAAGGCGTGTGGTCAAACGAGGACTTTGAGGAGTTCAAGATTATGGGCGGCACAGCTCGCGGTCTGAAAGCTCTGCAAAAGATTCGCAGTGCCTATGAGGGCAACATTCCTGTGGAGTCCTCCCCAATGGAGGGGATGCCTACCGATTTGGAGTTACAACAAATGGTTGGCGATCCCAAATACACAAGCGATCCAGCGTATCGCGCAAAAGTTGAGCGTTTATTTAATCAGCGATATGGCAACTAGATAGTGACCTCCTTCACCAACTACCGATGGTGAACTTTACAGACCCGCTTAGTGCGGGTCTTTTTTTATGTTGTCTGTTCACATTGCAAACGCCCCTATTGCAAGTTGTAGAAAATGCAATACAATCAGCAATAAGGCATATCGCAGTTGTCAAGCGACCCTTTAATGATTGTGACAACAATCGGCTGACAACCTACTGTAAGCATTAGGCCCTCATCCGAGGCTCACCGACAGCGAATAACTTTTTTTGTTTACTTTTAAGAAAGGATTTACAAATGGCTATCAATTTATCTACCGCCTTTGTAACCCTATTCGATGCGGAAGTTAAACAGGCGTATCAAGGCACTGCCAAGTTGCGCCCCGCTGTTCGCGTCAAATCGGGTGTAGAAGGTTCAACCTATAAGTTTCCTAAGATCGGCAAAGGTGTTGCACAAGTTCGCATCCCCCAATCCGATGTAACCCCACTCAACATCACCTATGGTCAAGTAACCGCGACCCTAGCTGACTATATCGCCGCTGAATACAGCGATATTTTCATGCAAGCTAAGGTGAACTTTGATGAGCGCCGCGAGTTGGTTCAAGTTGTTTCCAACGCTATCGGCCGCCGTCAAGACCAGTTGATCCTTGACGCTCTTGCCGCATCGAGCACCAGCAATACTGTTGCCGCTTCTGTTGGTGGTGCAAATACCAACATGAACTTGGACAAGCTCATTGCCGCTAAGAAAGCCTTGGATGCAAACAATGTGCCAATGGACAACCGCCACATCATCATCCACGCTAATAACTTGGCTGGTATGTTGGGCGAGACCAAAGTAACCTCCTCTGACTTCAATACCGTTAAGGCATTGGTTCAGGGCGAGATCAATACTTTCCTTGGTTTCACATTCCATGTGCTTGGTGATCGTTCTGAGGGTGGCTTGCCTCTCTCCAGCGGCGACCGCACAGTATATGCGTTCCACCGCGATGCGATTGGTATGGCCGAAGGTATTGCTCCTAAGACCGAGATCAATTACATCCCTGAGAAAACTTCTTTCTTGGTGGCCTCAATGTTCTCCGCTGGTGCAGTCGCGATTGATGACGAGGGTATCGTCAAGATCACTTGCGATGAAAACGGCGCTTAATTAAAGGAGAGATAAAATGGCATTTTCCGCAACTGGTTTTGTAACCGTATGCGCCGCTAAGAGTGGTAAAGCTCCCAGCGTTTACGCATATAAGACGACTGATGCAATCGCTGATGTAAACACCAGCGGTTACTTCAATAGCTTGGCTAACACTCTCAGTGTTGGCGACTTGATCTATTGCGTAACCTCTACTGGTAGCACTGCTGTTGCAACCCTCGTTTATGTTGTCAGCAACGCCTCTGGTGTTGTCGATGTGAACGATGGCACAACGCTCGCTAATACTGATAGCGATTAAGTAATGTAGTAAAGCAAGGGGCTACTCTCGTCATGGGAGTAGCCCTTTTTTATAAGTGAGGACTATATGGCCGCTGGGGATACCGCAGTATCAATCTGTTCAGATGCTTTAATTCTGTTGGGCGCCAAGCCCATCTCGTCATTTAATGACGGCACAGACGAGGCTAACTCTTGCGACCGACTCTATCCAGACATTCGGGATACTGTGTTGTCGATGCACCCTTGGAGCTTTTCTTATAAAAAAGTCAAACTTGCTCGCTTAGTGACTACTCCTGTATCGGAGTGGAAATACGAGTATCAACTGCCAGGTGATCGCCTTGGCAATCCTAGAGCTGTATTTGAGACCAATAACGCCTATGCCAGACCCGTCAAGGAATGGGAGATACAGGGCGACAAACTGATTACGAATTACGAGGAGGTCTATATCGACTATCCCTATCAGACCCCTGAGTTTGCAATGCCACAGTATTTTGTGCAGTTGCTCAAATACGCGATGGCCTGGCACTTGGCTCAACCAGTGACCGAGCAAGAGGCTAAGGCTCAATACTGGCAAGGTGTGGCCTTTGGTGGCCCATCTGAAAACGGGCGCGGTGGTTACTTTAGACAGGCCGCTAACATTGACGGCCAGGGTCAGCCTCCGCAAGTAATTGAGGATTACGCTCTAGTCGCCGCGAGGTTCTGATGGCTCGCTTTATTGACTTCCAGACCAACTTTTCTACTGGAGAGCTTGACCCATTATTAAGGGCTAGGATTGATATTCCCCAGTATGATAACGCCTTGGCTAAGGCTACCAATGTTGTAATCCAACCACAGGGCGGTATGCGCCGCAGACCTGGCTCTCGGCATATCCTAGAGTTGCCAAACTCCAGCACACCAAGTGTTGCTAACGGTGTGCGCCTTATCTCTTTTGAGTTCTCGGTCGATGACTCTTATATGCTTTGTTTTGTTGCTGGCCGTATGTATGTCATTAGGAATGGGTCGGTAATTACTAACATCAATGGATCGGGTAATGACTATTTGGCGGTTGCCAGTATTACTGGCGCTATGCTATCAAGTATGTGCTGGACTCAATCGGCTGACACGCTGATTATTGTTCACCCTGACTTGCAACCCATTAAGATTGTTCGAGGTGCTAATGATGCGTCTTGGACTGCAAGCACAATTACTTTTGACTCAATCCCACGCTATGCGTTTACGCTGTCAGTTAGCACTCCAGCGGCAACACTTACGCCAGATCGTGTTAGTGGCAATGTCCGTTTAACTGCATCTGCTGGTGTATTTAGCTCAGGCAATGTGGGGCAATACATCAATGGCACGCCACAAGGTCGAGCCAAGATTGTTGCGTTTATCAGCTCGACAGAAGTTGATGCAATTACTGAATATCCATTTTTTAACACTTCTGCAATAGCCTCTGGCTCATGGGAGCTTGAGACTGGATATGAGGATGTCTGGAGCTCTGGCCGAGGTTGGCCACGCACTGTGACTTTCCATGAGGGTCGCTTATATTTTGGTGGCTCCAAATCGCGCCCATCAACCGTATGGGGTAGCAAAGTCGGTATCTTTTTTGACTTCCAAGCAACCGAGTCTTTGGATGACGATGCGATTGAGGCCACGCTAGATACCAACCAGCTCAATACGATTATTGATATGACGAGCTCGCGTGACCTCCAGGTGTTTACCTCTGGTGGTGAGTTTTATGTGCCACAAACAGGCACAGACCCAATCACGCCAGCCACATTTGTGTATAAGGCAGTTAGCCGTAACGGTATGAAACCTGGCACGCGGGTGCAGTCGCTTGAGACTGGCACACTATTTATCCAGCGCCAGGGCAAAGCGCTCAATGAGTTTTTATTCTCGGATGCACAGCTCACCTATGTGACTCAGCGTATCTCGCTGTTGTCAGGACACTTGCTAAAGAATCCAAGCCGTATCGCTTTGCGTAGAGCAACCTCGACTGACGAGGGCGATCTGTTGCTTATTGCCAATACCACCGATGGATCAATGGCCGTTTATTCTATTCTGCGCTCACAGCAAGTGGTTGCCCCATCCGAGTGGATCACCGATGGTGAATTTGTTGATGTCAGCATTGATGTCACCCAAATCTATGCAGTAGTTAAGCGCGTTTTTAATGGCACGACCCGTTACTTTTTAGAGCGTTTTGATGACACTTTATTTACTGACTGCGCTTTCACAGGCGGTGCGGCGGCTAGTGCAAGCAGTTTGCCGCATATTGGCAAGGCATTAAATGTCATTACAGACGGTGTGCCACAGTCCAATGAGACGGTATCTGGCGGTGGCTCAGTTACTTTTGACCGCGCCTCAACCACTAAATATGAGGTAGGTCTGCCATATACCGTTTATGCCAAGACTATGCCCGTTGAAGTAAAACTAAACACTGGTTCACGCATTGCGTTTAAAAAGCGTATTGTGCAAGTTAATGCGGTAGTGGATGACACTCAGCATTTAAATATCAACAATCAGCCAGTGCCATTCCAAAACTTTGACAACCCATTGCTTGACCAGCCAATCGCAGAGTTTACTGGCGTTAAGCGTTTGGATGGTGTCAGAGGTTATAGCCGTAACGCAGAGATTGAAATAACTCAAACCTTGCCATTAAAGATGACGCTATTAGGTATTGAGTATAAAGTCGCAGTTAATCAAGGAACATAACTATGGCATCAATGGAAAACGCAACTGGAGGCCCACAACCCTCGTCAAGCGCCAACTTGATAAGTGCTGGCGCAATGGCTGGAGCTGGATTGTTTGCCAGCATTGGATCAGCATACGCATCACAAGCGCAAGGTTATTATCAGCAAGCCGCTTACTCTATGCAAGCGGTGGAAAATTTACGCCTGACTGGTTTGCGAGCTGACAAAGCGGTTGAGTATGCACAGCTCCAATCAGAGCGCAGAATGATGCAAACTGAGTTTGAGGTGCTGAACTATAAAGTGCAAGGCAATACCCTACTCCGCAGTTTATCTAAAGCCAATGCCGCCGCACGAGCAAGAGCCGCCGCCAATGGTGTGCGTCTTGACTCTGGTTCTGCCATGGGTGTGCAAATGACTAATGTGGCCAATACTTATCGGGATGTCGGCCTGACCGATTTGTCGGCAATGGTGGCTCGCGTCTTTGGCATGGAGGATGCAACCAATATCCTCAAAGCTGGATATGACACTGCATTTTATGAGCGTGAGGCCGCTATCGCTAACGCGAGAAGTCTGCAACAAACTGGCCAATATGCCGCTAAGAGTGGTGGCTTGTTGGCAACTGCAACGCTTACTGAGGGTGCGCTTGGCTTTGCTAAGACATTCCCCACAACGGCCGCATATGAAAAAGCAAAATCAATTTTCTCGTAATAGGTGACACATGGCTGAAATCCCACGCATTGAATCAGGCAGAGTCGGTATAAGCAACGCACCGAGCGCGGCAACGCCAGTTGTCAACTATCCGCAAATGACGCCTGAAATGGCGCTTATTGGCCAGGCTAAGTATCAAGGCACCGTTGCAGATAAATTAGATCGCATGAGCGCCATAGTGTTTAGAGAGGCTGGCGATTTAAGTCAAAAAGCTGGTTTGCAGTTTGCCGCAGAGAATCCTTTGACGCAAGACCAATTACAGGCCATGGTCAAGGGCGACATGAGTGGTGTCAATCTTGGCTCGCCATTAAATGTATTTGACAACGCAGTGCGTAAGGTTCGAGCATTTGAGTTGTCAGCTCATGCTGAGGCTGAGGCAACGACTAAACTCCTAGAGGTTTACCAGCAAGCAGAGCGCGGTGAAATTGACTTTGAGCAAGTTCGCGGCCAGGTCAAAGCTATTACGGATGGATATGGACAATCACTTGCCGTAGTTGATTCTGAAAGCTCATTTAAGTATCGGGCATCTCTGGCCACAATGGGCAATAAAGTCATTGACGAGACTGCCAAGCTAGAGACCAAAAAACGCATGATGGCCAATGGCATCAAAGTCCAGCGCTTGTATGAGGACTTTAAGCGCGTCTCAGAAATTGTCTATAACAGCGAAAGTCAGGTTGATCCGACCAGTGGCCAGATTATTTCTAAAGATGAAATTGTCGATACATTAGCGCAAAACTTTGTGAATAACGCAATCGCCTTAGTTGGGGTCAATGGTGCCGCCGCGTATCAAACCACGCTAATGAAAGATTTGACGGATGCCAAAGTAAACACCCTGTCCAAGTATATGGCTGAGGAATTTGCCGCTGATCCTAATGCCTTTAATCGCATGAAAGCTGGTGACATGGGTCGTTTGTCTGACTTATGGGGCACGCTTGGCGAGGATGCCAAGGCAAAGGTTTATCAAACCTACTTCCAAAAGATCAGCACTGACAACAATATCCGCGACCAGCAAGACAAGGCCAATAAAGTAGATCGCGAAATGAAAGCGATTGACTTATACAAGTCTTATGAAAGAGCTACTAATCCGTTAGATAAGAAAGCCATTTTGCGCCAGATGTCTGAGCTCAAGGTATTCTCGTTTGACGACTTAAACAAGCTCTCTCGCGGTGAGGGCGAGTCTAATCCAATGGCCATGTTTAATGCTATTGATGGCATCTATAAAGGCACGATTACGACCTCTGACCAGATCGCTCGTTTGCCTGTTGCTACTAAAGACAAAATCAGATTACTTGAAAAGTTACACTCATCCGATAGGGCTGATGACCGAGACCTAGATTCTGGTATTCGCCGCCTGGCTGGCGTGCCAATCGGTTTGCAATTTATTGACCCCAAGGGCGCAGAGTTTGAGCGTAAAGCCAAGCTAGACCGCGAGGCAGATCAGATTAAGCAAGACCTGATCGCCCAAAATAAGCCAGCTAATTCACAGGCTATATTGCGTGAGCTCGGTGTGCGTGTTGAGCAACGCCGTAATACCGAGTCTGCTAAGTCAGCTCGCACCAGTCTCAAGGCCTACGAGGACAAGGCTGGTGGCCCAATCACATCACAGACCTTGCCAGCCTTTGAAGAAAAGGTTAAGCGCGGCAAAGTGCCAGGCGTTAAAGAAAATCAATTACCACGCATTAGAGCGTTGGTTAAGCAATCAGAGGGAGATGAGTAATGGCGTATTCACCAATCGAGCAATCCTATGTCGATGGAGTTGTCTCTGTTGAGTTTCCCGATCCGATTATTGAGGAGCCACAGCAAGAGCAACCCATGATGTTGGCTGACTCAGGCCAGGTCAAGTCTGACGCTCAAGCTGGCTTTGGCACGATTGGCCCTATCCCTCGCACCAAGGCACAAGAGGCTCTAGGCTATGTCGGTGATCTGCTGACCAGGGCTGGTGTCCAGCTCGACAAGGTTGGCTTAGATATTCCCTTGTTGGGGCGCATTACATTAAAAGACCTGACCGTAGGAGAGTCTGGCAAGGTGCTAGAGGATATGAGCTATGGCTTTATGCCTGTTGAGGGAGCTGGTGGATTTATCTCTGGCACGACTCGCATTAAACCAGATGAGGCGTTAGAGCTTTTGAACTTGGCGCCTGTGGTCGGTGCCGCCGCTAAGGTTGGTGGCAAAGCAGTTGTCAAGGGAGCGACCAAGGCAGTAGAGGCTACTAAGGGTTTACCTGTAGGCATGAGCATTAAAGAGGTTGGCCAGGGTGTCGATGAGCTTGGATTTTACTCAGCCGCTAAACAGGCTGTTGATTCTATCCAGCAACCAAAGGGAACTGGCGAGCAATTCCTAAAGCAGATCGAAAAGACTCCTGGCGTAAAACCAGAGGAGATTAAGTGGACTGGCTTGGATGACTTTCTAAAGTCTAAAAAGACTGTGACCAAGCAAGAGGTTCAAGACTACATTGCAAATAACAGAGTTGAGGTTAAAGAAGTAAGTTTGTCTGATAGCAATTTAAAAAAGAAATTCTCAGTAAACAGTCCTGACGATCAAGATTTTTATGATGTTGTCGATCAGAGTGGCAAGGTAATTTTTACTGGCCCAGAGGATGAGGCTGATTATTTAATTGATAGGTCTTTAACCAAGTTCTCCAAATACACCCTACCAGGCGGTGAGAACTATCGCGAGGTTTTGCTGACTTTGCCAAGCAAAAATCCTGAGTTTAATCCTAAAGATTTAGGCAGACTCACAGAGCTGTCTAACAAGACTCGCAGTGCCGCAGAGGATGTCGAGTATAAGGCTCTTGCTCAACGCTATGACGCAAGCCTAAGAGGTGAGACAAGCCCTGAGTTTAGGTCTGGTCACTTTGACCAGCCCAATATCCTCGCCCATCTCCGCGTCAATGACCGAGTAGATGCAGACGGTAAGAAAGTTTTATTTGTTGAGGAGGTGCAGTCTGACTGGCACCAGGCGGGGCGTAAAAAGGGTTACAAGAATCCAGAGGTTGAAAAGCAAATTGCCGACATTGAAAAACAAATGTCAGATATGGCTGAAATTAGAGACCCAGTAACAAATCAAATAGTCAACGAAAAAGAATGGTTTGCTCTTGGCCGCAAAAAGGATGAACTAACAAAACAAATTGGCTTTGTACCAGACGCACCATTCAAAAACACATGGCATGAGCTTGCTCTCAAGCGTGCTATCCAGATGGCCGCTGAGGGTGGCTATGACCGCATTGCGTTTACGACTGGCGCACAGCAAGCGGCTCGTTATGACTTGAGTAAGCAGATTGACTCAATTAGATGGTCTCATTCTCCAGATGGAACTTATGGTATTAACGCATTGCGTGATACTGATTCTGTAATAAGTAAAAACAAATTATCTATTGAGCAGGTTGAAGAACTTGTCGGTAAGGACATTGCAAAGAAAATTGAAATTGGCGCTAAAGATTCTTTTGCTGGAGCAATTCAGGGCGTTGACCTTCAAGTAGGTGGCGAGGGCATGAAAGGTTTTTATGACAACATTGTGCCTAAGTTTTTGGACAAATACGCTAAGAAGTGGGATGCCAAGACTGGCATGACCAAGATTCGCGTTGCTACCGATAAGCAAGCCGCCGAGGATGCACAGTTGCTCAATGAGCTTGGCGTATCTAAGGATGGCCCCAATGCAATGGCTCAAGTCCATTACATCGACATCACACCTAAAATGAAAGAGTCCGTAGTAACTCAAGGTCAACCGTTATTTGCTATTGGTGCTGGTGGGGCTGGTGCCGCCGCAACACAAGAGGAGAATAAATAAATGAGTATTGCACCCCTTAACCAACGCCTAGATCAGATCATTCCTGAGACTCCTCCCTCAGTAAACGAGATCGACCCAACTCAACCTCCTTTGATTACAAGCGAGGACTTGGATAACACCCCTCCCCTGACCTATGAGCCCTCCAATACGATGAACATGGAGGAGTCGGTTCAGGTTGCTGGATTGAGCAATCTATTTGGCATGGCGTCAGAGATTATTGGCAAAGCGGTTAAGAAAGCTCCGCAAAAGTCTGAGCGCACCATATTGCCT